GTTTAAATACAATAAACTTATTTTAATCACTCTTAACTTTTCAACAGCCATGAGCTTCGTTGTTAACAAAGATGATAAAACTGGCAGTAATGTTGACCCAACTGTATCAGTTGGAGACACTTGTCAGGATTGTAAGGCTGCTTATACCTACAATAAGTCCCGTGTTGGCCAATGTGCATGCAAATGCAAATGTGGCTTGAATATTAGTTGGGTCCAACCCAAGAACACAGGCGAGTGGGAAAGCAGATGCTTCGGATGCATTAAAGCCGCAAAGGATAATGGTAAGAAGAAGCAACCCAAAACCCCCAGTACCAACCAATCGCCAGACAAGCAAAAATCGAACAGCAAAAGCGCAAAGATTTCGCTAAATAGTTCTATTTTAAGCAATGCACCCAAGAAGAAGAAGGAGACTGGCAGACCAAAGTTTACAATGGTTGATGGCGTCATACAAAACTATTTTACAAATAGGATTATGGGGCCTGAAGCCACAGCTACATTCAACAAGGTCATGATAGACTTACCTGTTAGGAAAGACGGCACCAGTGGAGTAATGTACGGTAATAAACATCGTCACGGACACTCTCTTTGTGCCGAGTACAGAACATTATGCAACTTGTTAATTTATTACAAGTATTGTTTAACTGGCATCATTCTTGATATAGGAACAAGTCTAATAAGGTTGGCTAACATATGGGAGACCCATGGAGCAGTTACAACACTCGTAAGTGATAGAACATGGGCAATGACTCCAATCGTTGACTGGCGAGACATTCAGAGAATGATAACAAATTATGATCGAAACCCCGAACTCGAAAATTTGGATCATTGTGACCACAAGGCGTCTATACAAACCTATCTTGACCACACTATGGTAGCATCAGGTGGCCGAGTGGGCTGCGGTTGTATGAAAGAACCCAAATATATAATATCAATTGACAGTTGCTATTACCCTGGGGTCTTGGAGGAAATGATATACCGCATAGCAATAGGACCTAAATACGCAAATGGAGTCACAAAGACAATTGGATATTTCGTGTTTTTCGATTATGATGAAGCAAGAACTGCAGGTAAGTTTGAGGGACGTTACGTAGATTCAGAAGGAACTTTCAAACTAACAGGCAGTAATCACCAATATGTCGAGTCAGCCATAAACGATAATGGTTCACCTTACACACATGGATTCATAAATACAGGTGGACACCACAGTTGGCAATACGAACTAACGCTCAATGGGCATAAAATGTATGCACTTTGCACGACTGTTGAGTCATTCCCAAACCATGACTGCAATTACAAGATTATACGTGTCATAGCGATGACAGACGCAGATCTGGTTTCAAAAGGGATCTCAGAAGGTTTTGGCCCTGTGCCCATGTATACAGAACTATTTGTGGCAAACAATCCATCGCCAAGTGCACCTCCGATGTCAATACCGTCCGGAACAACAGCCGCTTTGGGAGTTAGTGTACCGATTGTAGGAGCGCCAACAGTCACAACAACAGCATCTATAGCACCATCAACAATCCCAGCAACATCAATGGTGCCAACAACAACAGCACTTTCAGTGCACCCATCAAACACACCCGCCAATCTCACAGTTATTGGCACAGTGGCTACACCAGCAGGGAGTTTGGTCAAAACTGGTTTAGCTCAACAAGACAAACCAGTGGCAACTAATACCAAATCAGACATTGTGTACCCTGCTCGTACCTATAAAGATACTATGAAGGTTAGCTTAATAACCAGTGAGAATTTGGCCAAGGTTTTACAAGAAGATGAAGAGCGCAAACTGGCTGACAAACCAACACCAAAATTAACACCACCCCCAACTACTTCAGTAACTACAACAACAACCATCCCATCAACACCTCCAGCTATGACAACTTCAACAACAACTACCACTGCGACTACTACACCACCTCCAGTGTTGCCAGTGCCCGGAGTCCTGCCAACAGGATTACCAACTCGTGCAACTCTTGGTACAGTCCTACCCGCAGTGGAAGAGGAACCGGAAGAAGTTAAGGTGGAAGAAGAAATAGTGTCCGAGATATATCCAAATCCATTAGTAGTTGTTAAGGGAGAAGATTTCAACCGAACGGATGTTGACCTAGTAGTTGACATAATCTGCAAACAAGGATGGAGCTCCCTTAAACGATCCAACACTAATAGAGATCGGGTCATTGAAGCTTTAGTTGAAGCAAAGAGGCATAGAGTTATAGGTTATGGAAAGGTGGATGCAGATAATGAAGCAATTCGAGGAGCCGCTCTGAGAGCACTAAGCCTCATAAGTAATGTTGACAGAGAGAAAACTCTCGTAGCGATTCGTTCAGGTAGAAAGATCGATAAGAAGAATCAGGAGTTAGCATTAGAGGCCATGATACTCGTCGCTGAAGCAGAAGGGAGAACGTTCGGCGAGATCACTAATGATGAAATAGACAAGACAATAGCACTCACTAAAGCCGCTAGTGGTATTAGAGTCAATGAATACGTCAATAGAAGAAGGGCAGACAAGTTTGATAGGGTTTTGAATTATGAGGATAGATCAGAATACCACATCAAGAGCCTTCAATTTGTCAGGGACGTCTTCTCTAAATGGCGAACGGACAGTAGTAGACTTTACACTAAGACAGCTTTCGATTGTCATGGAGTCATTAGAAATTATTTTGTACTGGAGATATTGACACCAATGGAATGCTTTGGATTTAAAACTTGCATACCGGAACAAAAGAGCAGAGATATTTATACTGCCAGAATCGAATTTGTTCTATTTATGTACAACCAACTCGGTGCAAGTTTTAATCCTCAGGCTGTACAGTACAAAAAGTGCAATGGGCAGAGGAAATATTTGGATGAGGTAGCAGCTGGAGCAATAAGTAAGATGGATGCAGACAGTTTTGAGCAACAGCAGTTGAGTGAAGCAACAATGGTAGCCTGGGAGATTAGATCACAAGAGCGATCAAGAGAAAACAGGTACTTTGAAACCAGTCCTTCTATTCAGAAGGTGGTTGCTTTCAATAAAAAGATCAACAATTAGATGCTCGGCAGCGGCACCCTAACAGGTGTCGCGGCCGAAGGCGATAAAGGCCGCCCGTTTTACAAATTGGAGAGTACATGTGTCGTGGATAATGATAGACTTGATATTGAGAAGATGAAAGGAATCAAAGACCCACGTATACGCAAACATAAAGAAGAGTACATCGACAATGATTGGAAACAAATGCCTTGTGACTATGAGCAAACCAAACACTATGGAACACACCAAATTTTCCCCATCATGCAGCACATAAATTGGAGATCCCCAACCACTAAACATCATTGTAAGAGAACAGCAATTGCAGCGTCTTTACGCGCCTGTTCAAATAAAGTTAGGGCTGATCCTAGAATGTGGGCTAAATTCGAAAAGTGGTTCAAAACTGATTTCACGAAGAAATTTGATGATTGGATAGAGAACGACTCAATGTATGTGGACATAGAAAGTTGGCTAAATTCAGGCAGGTACAATGAACAGTATAAGAAGCTGATGCGTAAAGCATTTGATCAGGATCACAGGAAGCTCTATGCTGACTTGAAGAAGGAACACATGCCTTATGAAGCCTTTGCAAAAATAGAACAACAGATATCTGACGTATTGCACGAATATAAAGATACTCCTGATAATAAGGTTAAAGAGAGGCAAATTTGTGGACCATTAGATGCTAAGAAGGTGATGGCAAATGCATTTTGTAACGCCATGGAAGGTCTAATGGATAGGAAAAATAAACATTATTGTGGGAGGAAGAATTGGATACAAATTTGTGCAGCCCTAAATAGGGCACGTTGCGATATCCCAGACGGTGTTGACAGCTCATATGACTTTTCTGGTTATGACATGACAATGCTACAACAGGATAATGCATTGGTGTATGACTTGATGATGAGAATGGCTGTACATAGGAACACAACGTTTATTGATCCTCTAAGTGTTGAAGACTTGCAAATAGCACTCGATAAATCATATCAGCTTCGAGTCTACGTTGACAATAGAGGATTCAGTTATGTTGCTGATGGAAGAGCGTCTGGGGATGGTTGGACTACGCTTGCTAATACCATTCTATCATGTGCTTATTATGAGTTTTGTATGTATGAGGCAGGAATACCCGAAGACAGATATTTCATTATGGCAAAGGGTGATGATGTCCTCGTACGTGTTAGCTCTAAATATATAACACAGTATGAAGAAACACATAAGAAGTTGTTCACCGACACTAAAGTGGAACAGACACACGGATTAGGCAAGATTTGTACAGATAAGGTTACTGGAGACATTCTCGACATGCCGTACCTATCTAATCATTTCTTTGAAGATGAGTATGGAAATTTGCGCATGACTAGGATTCCTTTGAGAGTTATTCAAACAATAAGCTGGACAACAAAACTCCATGATTCATGGAGTCTTGAAACAAAACTCAAGATTAGGAAACAGTTGTGTTATTCCAAAGGTAAGTGTCTATTATCCTGGGCTGAAGGACTCCCTATTTGGGATGTCTTGGCGAGGAAAATGATCGAACTTGGGGAGGAGGGAAAACATACAGAGTACGATAAGTATGCTGATAAAAGCAGAACGTGGCACAAAGGTCGAGATGACCGGCAGTCCTACTTACGTTACTTGAGTGTTGGTTTTGATATGAATGAATTTGATGTACAGGAAATAGAAAGGAAAATTCAATCAATAACTGACCTTAGCGGAGAAGTTTTCATCCCACAATTAGAGAAATTTTACAACCCATTCAGAACTTGGAGCGAGTAGACATCGGTTTGGCGGTACCCTTAACTCCACCCACAGAGGGTGCACCAGCGTAAGAAACTGGTGGGGGTAGCACGCTGTATATTTGAGTATTTACCGTACCACAACGAAGTGTGGACGGGGGCATTGAGTATGGGTTAAAGAG